CGGGTGATTATCTATTTAGAAGTAACCACGAATACTATAATGGTTCAGCACTTATTGTTGGTGGACAGTTTGCTTTTGACAACAGCAATGATGCCAACAGAACACAGTTTACGGTTGCGGTCACCACAGACGGTACATCAGTTGATGCCAGTAATTTGAGTGATGTGCAATTTAAGATTGATGGTAATGACAGTGGTGCTATCACATTCAACAACGCATACAAGTTCCCAACCAGCGATGGTACAGCGAATCAAGTACTGGCCACAGACGGATCCGGTACTGTGAGTTTCATGGACATAGATGCAGTTACATCAATAACTTTTGTTGGCGACGACAGCACAGGGACTGCCGTAAACACCAATGAAACTTTCAAGATAGCGGGCACACAGAACATCACCACGGCAGTGAGTGGCGACACACTGACCATAACTGGTCCAGATCTAACATCGTACATCACCGCTTCCAGCACCCACACACTGACCAACAAGACGTTCGACGCCAACGGCACGGGCAACTCGATCTCGAACATCGAGGTAGCAGACTTTGCCGCTGGTGTTTTAGATACAGATCTGAGTTCTGTATCAGCGAGTGATGACACCCTTGCTTCTGCTAAGGCAATTAAAACTTACATTGATACTCAAGTAACAGCACAAGACTTAGACTTCCAAGCAGACACAGGTGGTGCTCTTGCTATTGATTTAGATAGTGAAACACTAACCTTTACAGGTGGTACTGGTATTGACACAAGTGGTTCTGGTAATACAGTTACCTTTGCGATTGATAGTACAGTTACTACAAACTCTGGTACACAAACATTAACTAATAAGTCTATCAGTTTAACAACTAATACATTAAGTGGTACAACAGCAGAATTTAACACTGCGTTGAGTGATGGTTCGTTCGCCACACTGGCTGGCACAGAAACACTGACGAACAAGACACTGACCACACCGATCATTTCCAGCATCAGTAACACAGGCACTTTGACTTTGCCAACAAGCACAGACACATTGGTTGGTAGAGCGACGACCGACACGTTGACCAACAAGACATTAACTTCGGCAGTTTTGAACACAGGAGTGAGTGGTACGGCGATACTGGACGAGGACAACATGGCTTCAGACAGTGCCACACAACTGGCCACACAGCAGTCTATCAAGGCCTACGTTGACACGCAAGTGGGTGCTGTATCGACCACTAGTATAGCCGACGGCAATTCAAACGTCACGGTAACAGATTCAGGTACGGGGGCGATCACTGTTGCCGCAGACGGTGGCACGATCATAACAATGAACGCCACAACCGTTTTGGATGCATCAGCAGTCACCAATGCCATAAGATTACCCAACGGTACAACCGCACAGAGACCAAGCGGTGCGGTTGGAGAGATAAGATACAACAGTTCAACGGACACAATCGAGGGCTACACCACGGCGGGCGGATGGGCACAACTGGGCGCCACTACTGCGACGGCAGAGAACACGGATGACACTGCCACAGATAGCTAGACGGCGATCAGCACCACTGAGAAAGTGATCAACCAATTCGTCACAGGAACCTATGACAGTGCATGGTATCTGGCCATAACAAGGGACGAGATTAACGACGAGGTATCAACGGCCAAGTACAGCCTGGTACACAATGACACAGATGCGTTCGTGTCAGAATCACACATCACACAGTCAAATGTCAGCAACACGTATATAACGGCGACCGCAGACGTGGCGGGCGGTAACGCTAGATTGAAGGCCACTGGTGGTAGTGTGGTCAATTCCGTGAGCTTCTACAGGATAGGATTGGGTGACAACACCACGGCAGGCACGACGGGAAATGTCACCACCACGATTAACACAGATGTGGACAGTGCCGCAGAGAAGATAGACGGTTGGGCACTGGCCAGTTACAGAGGTGCCAAATACTATATCTCCGTCAACAACACCACCACGGGAGAAGTGTCAAACACGGAAGCATTGGTGGTGCACGATGGTTCCACAGCATACATCACACAGTACGGAAACGTCAACACCGGTAACAATGACCTGATAACACTGACCGCAGAAGTGGACTCAACGGAAGTTGTGTTGAAAGCATCTGCTCAGGCACCCAATTGCCGTGTGACGGCATACAGGATTTTGCTCGCCGACGATGAGTCAGCATCAACTGGGGATAATATCAATATTGTAGAAGCGACTACCGTGAGTTCCGCCGCAACAACAGTGGATTCGTTCAACACATCAACTTACACAGGTGCGTTTTACGTGTTCACAGGATACAACTCCTCAGAAGGTGCGGCCAGCATATCAGAGGTTATGGTGGTTGCTAATGACGAAGCCTATGTGACACAAGGACCATTGGTCAGCACAAAAGGCACAGATCAATTGGACTTCACTGCCAGCCTGTCAGGAAGCACAGTCACAGTCCAAGCGGCATCAACATCAGGATCAAGCACCACAGTTAACGGATACAGGGTACACATGCTAAGGGGAAGTGCGGGTGCTTCAACGGCAGACACAGTCTTAGTATCTACAGAACAAACCATAACAGGTGCGAAAACATTCACGAATCCAATTGCTTTGACCGTGGGCAGTGATCCGTCTGGAGTTGCCAACAATGCTCACATTTATGCCAAAGACGAGGCATCCAGTGCTGAAGTATATGTGAGGGATGAAGCCGGTAACGTGACAAAAATATCACCACACAACGAAGAGGGTGAGTGGGAATACTATTCTAGGAACACCAAGACTGGCAAAGTTGTGAGAGTCAATATGGAAGAAATGATTCGAGATATTGAAAAACTTACAGGTAAATCTTATATTAAAAACAGTTAGACAATTAGATCCAATATAGTCTGTAACTTACCTTTGATACTTTTATTGTTCAAAGTGTTTCGTAAACCCATATGTAAATTCTTAGGCCAACATTCGAACGCCGTCCAACAATAACCTGAATGTTCTGCGTTCAATTTAGGTATGAATTCAGATTCAATGGCAATCAAATAAGTGTGGAAGAAGAATTTCTGATCGTTTGACGTGAACATCTCGAGTGGTATAGTTTTTTTGAATTTTGGCGTGTCTCCTACTTCTTCTTCTATCTCACGTTTCAATCCCTCGAACGCACTTTCGGTGAATTTGCTCTTACCGCCGACCAATCCCCATAGCCCTTGTGTCTTTTTGTCTGTTCGTTGTAGGAACAAGAATCTCTTCGTACTTGTGGAATAGAACAGTGCTCCGGAGCACACTATGTTTTCTTTCATACCTTATTATAACAATTTATTGGAAAATTATCAAGGGGTTGTGGCATCTATGCTAGGATCATAACTGGAAGAACCGCCATCTAACACAATGGTCCAGTTGCCTTGTGTGTAAACACCTTCGTATGATTTCACCCACTCAGTGCCATTGAACCTGTACTGTATTCCTGTGTTCAAATTGGTAATATAATGTTGGGTGGAGTCTGGATCAGAGGCATCAAATGCCACGTTCCATTTACTGGTTGAACTGTTGTATTCAATTATGTCTCCAACGCTGGCTACCAAAGCACCCCAAGTTTGACTCTGAAAACTTGCAGTGCTGTCTCCAACATCATTTATTACCAAATATCTGTCACCGTTGGCAGGTGTACCTGGATCAAAAGTTGCTGGATTTATAATTTTTTTCACTGCTGTCAAAGTATTACTAGGTATTGTGTCACTATCAATGGTATAAAGTAATATTGTGTCATCTAAAGAAGTGGTTGCGATGGTTCCTACAACTTCGTTACCGTTGGGTTGTTTCAACCTTATCTGTGACGTTCCGTTGGTGACTTTGCCGTATTGATCTAGCAATACTTTCCAGTTCACAGCAGGACCGAATGACTCGAAAGGATCTGCCAATTCAGGATCATTTGCTCCAGTGTAATAACCGTCCCCGCCCGATTTCACATTGACCCCTGTTGTGCCTAACAATCTCAATTGATTGCCTGTTACTAACAAACCAAAATTATTTGGTGTGATATAACTTCGTGATAAAAGATCTCCGTCTATCAAACCTTTAGTGATTCCGCCGTCGTCGTCGTATATGCTCATTATAATTTTTTGTACAACACCTAATTTCTTAACCTTGACGGGTGGTGATAGCCATATTGGCATACTGAATGTCATTGTTGCCACGTCAATTTCACTTTCTGCACCTACTGGAATAGATCTAGAACTGAAATTAATATCTCTTAATTCTACATAACTCAATGATGTCCAATCGATATAATTGCTTGATTTCTGTATTTCAAAATCTGGATTGAACAAATACAAAATCTGCTCAAGTATTTGTAATTTTTGATCTGTGTTTGAAGAGAAAATATCTGCTGTGACTTCTAATCTAAAAGGTGAGGGCATCACTTTCTCAACTGTGTAACCAGCACCCAATTGATTTGTGTAGTTTCCGTCGGAACCCACATCTCTTTCTCTGAGATGTTGTTTTTCGATATGATAAGGGTTCTGCATTCTTTCCCTGTCATAGTTCAACTCTCTGACATAACACGCAATCTTAGGTGCGTAGTTCAATGCGTTCTCACTGTTGTTCCTTATGATGTTTGCTACCTGCCTGGTCGGATCTCCGTACACGACTGGCACCGCCCTTAGGTTTATCGAACCATCACTGCCCTTACCTGTCTCCACAGAGAAGTTACTCAATATTCTAATAAATTGAGTGAGGAATTTCCTAACCTGTCCTTCGTAAAAATGTAACATTAATTGTCAGCCTTTGGTTTCAAAGCATCTGTAAGCGATTGCCTTTGTTTTGTAGTTAATCCATTTATTGTGGCTTCGTTGGTGTTATTGACAAAACCTGTTTTATAATTTGCTCTGGAGTCATTATTGGTCATGTTTATCCTTACAGAATCTTCTACCTTGATCCACCTGTTTCCATCATAACGGAATAACCTATTAGGCAAGTAATCTGTCCTTAAAAAATAATCTCCCTTGTCAACACCCGATGTTGGAAAAGAAATACCAAAACCTGCTGGATATCCGTTTGGTGCAACTCCGTCTCCGTCTAGGTAAAATCCATAGTGTGAAGCGGCTGGAGAATCTATCACAGCATTCACAGTCTGATCACTGCTGGCCCTGTCTTCTTCGGTGTTCACATTGTCGGTCCTGATGTTGCCCCTCTCATCTATTGGTGCAACATAATATTGTTTATAGTTGAAACCTGCCTTGGGTGCGTCCTGTTCTGCCTGTAAAACCACTTGATCATTTATGGTTTTTTCTCTGTTGTATGTGCTCATGTAACTGGCAACTGATCCTGTTGTGGTTGCATCACCTATGATGTCTTTGAATTCTTGTGAATCTACTAGGGTTTTCATTTTCAATCTCAACAGATGCGGCCACCAAGTTTGCGAGAAACCTTCTGCCGCCCTATTAACGTCTTCTACCACGTAATATCTTTTCAATGCTATGGGTACTGATTCGTCTAGACTGTAGTCTTCTTTCATGTGTGGGAACTCTATCACATCACCACTCATTGGTTTCCTACCAATCCTCTCCACGATGTCGTTTAAATGCACTGTCAAAAATAGTGTATCGTTCTGTAGGAACATTCCAAACTGTGATAGATTGAAATCGGCATCTTGCACATTGTATATCCCCCTGACCACATACACATCGTCCGCATATCTCCTGTCTCTGTTTTCAAGGAAAAGTAAATCCTGTATGGTCCTTTCGTTTAGGCTGTCGCCCGAGTAGTTCGGAGACGTTGGACTGGCCTCGCCGTCCTTTTGATTTTCTCCCTGATTGTATGGACCAAGATATTTGTGGAAGTGCAGATCAGTGCCGCCCACAGTGAACATCTCCTTGATGTTACGATCGAAGAACTTGTAGTCATTGCCCTTTTCA